TGCTCAACCCACTGCGTATAGGCCATGTCTTTGCCATAACGCTGATCAGCCACAAGTTGCTGGAGTTCAACCATAGACTTCTGAGCCCCCTCCTGGATTTCGATAGAGGGGATCGGAGCCTCGTTGTATGACTGCCTGATCTTGTTCATGGCAGTGATGAAGCTGGCATCTGTCGAAGCGTTAGCCACTGCGTTGATCTCAGCATCGTTGAGAACATTGCTTTGGGCAAATTTCATGAGCCACTGCTCTGTCTCAGCAATGATCTTGTCAGCCCGTGGCCCCAGCTTTGCCTTCTGCTCCGCGATGGTCTCCTGGCTCTTCGCTTCCATCTCGCCGGCCGATGCCAGGTAGACTTCAGCAATCTCATTGAACGCATCCTGGCTGATGCCATGCTTCTTGGCTATTTCAAGATAACCCTCAAGCATTGGGTCATCATTCTCAATGCCGGCATCAGTCATGATGTCCATAGTGTATTCGCCGTCCTTGGGGGCTTTGTGTAGACCCTGGGACATCTTGGTGCGGAGTTCTTTGTAGTCACGTTTGACTGTGGCCAGTTCTTCAAATGCCTTCTCGACATCGGGCCCGTCAGTCTCAGACCAGAGTTCTGGCGGAATCCACTCAGGTCGATCACCCCAATCAATGGGCTCTTCATCTGCCTCATCTGTCTCCAGGTGGGGCATAGCCTCTGGCTCTGTCACCTGTTCTTCTTGTGGGGCGTTAAGGTTGAGGAGGGTTTGCTGCTCCTGGTTATCGCTCTGCGGCTCTTCCGAGTTATCGCTCACGGCCAGTTCATCTTGGTTCATTGGTTACGACCTCTTGTGATGCGCCTCTCAATCTCCCGGACAATGCTGTTCTGTCCCTCTCGCGCAAATCCATGAGACGCATCTTCACCTGGATACCAGGTAGGCTGCTCAATCGTGGTCTTACGGAGATGTTCAAGAACGGTCTGCCCTTCCTTTGTGGAGAAGCAACGCACAAAGGCACGATCCAGGTCATCACGATCCGATACACCTGGCGTCAGGATTTGGAATACATCTTGTTCGCTCATTGCTGTGGCCCTTGCTGCATCTGTGCCATCGCGCTCTGCATCTCTTGGACGATAGCCTCACGCTCCTCTTGGCTATTGATGATGCTGCGCGGCACGGCCATCTTCTCAACGATATAGTCGAGCATCGCATCCTGGTTGATCGCTACCTGGCCCATCGGGCCGGCTGTCTGAGCAATCTGTGCAAACTCCAGGACGTTCCGCAGATCATCCATGTTTTGCGCCTGTGCCAGGGGAGATACGGGCACAACGCGAACTACCTTGCCATCGGCCTTGAGAGGCATATCAACCAGGTCTTTCTCGTTCATCACATAGAGTATGCGGTTGACCATCGGCATCATACATTCTGTTATGAGGCGTCCATAGGCAGCGCCCAGGTTCTGGGACAACTCCTTCATGCGTTCCACGATCTCTGTGGCTGACCTGGCTGACTGCGTGTCGAGGGGCAGGGTGTCATCCAGGAGCATCTTCTTGATGCCCATCACCAGGTCGTTGATCACTAGCTGACCCACATTGAAGTCAGCGGCAGACCGCAGTGGCTGGAGACTTGCGCCATTGGGGCCACCGTTCCTGGCGACAGGGATGATTGCACCCGGAGCGATGGCTATGTTTTGTGGGTTGAGGACGCCATCATCAGCCGCGGTGTAAACACCCGCCACAGCGATAGAGGCGTTCTTCAACACCAGTTCCTTGACCTTATTGAGGGTCTTGATGTCAGGCAGGGCCGAGACCAGAGGGCCGCGCCCATAGACTTCGCCGGCAACCTTCATATACCTGGCGACAATCCAGGGGCTCACATCCATTGTGCGATACACCAGGTCACTCGCACCGGCAGCTTTCTTGTCCTTGGCATAAACCAAATGATAGCAGTAGGTCTGCATCTGCTCTGACCAGACCGTGGCCTCAAGCAGTTCGATCTCCTCATCACCCTGGTCAACGGCCTTTCGTGCCAGGTCTTCTGGCAGTTTGGCGTCAGGCCACTGTCTCTGGATCACATCAGCCCTGACCCGCATCCGGCGGTAGACATTATCGACAACGCCGTAGGGCCCTTCTTCCAGGCTCACCAGGTACTGTGGGACTGCGGTGAAGCGGACAGGCGCGTCGTCATCGCCAGGCTGGATCAGCATGACAGCCGTGCCGACACAAAGATCAAGCAGGAACTCTGACATTGCCAGGTCGAAGTTGGTCTGCCGAATCACATCGAACATGCGGTCAGTGTATAAATCCAGGGCCTGGCCAATCTCCTCAACGCGGTCCTCTGGCACCTCATTGCCATTCTGGAGACGGCACCAGTTGCGGTAAGGCGGGAAGAGGGCGGACTGGATACGATTGGCAAACCTCTGTGTCGAGTTGATGGCCGTCGCATCGAAGACCCTGGCCATCTTGTCCTGGCCTGGAGACTTGCCGTCATAGAAACCGGAGTAGAGATTGCGTTGCGGCAGGGCGAACTCATAACACTCCTCATAGATGGACCGCCACTGGTTCTTCCTGGCGTCCGCCTTCTCAGCGCGTTTCATAATCTCATGAGGTGTGAACTGTGCCATTACGCTTTCGCCTTCAGTCTTTTAGAGATCGCCGCGCTCTTCCGCCTTGCATCGGCCTTGGATGAAGCCCCCCAGGCCCGGAGGGAGAGGAGTAGCCTGGTGGGTCGCCCCTTGCTGTCGCGCTCTGGCCCGGAGTTGCCAGCCATACGCGCCAGGAAAGAAGCGCGGCGAGGGTTGTCACCAGACTTGACCGGGGGCTTGAGGTTCGCCCCTTCCTTCCGCTTGAAGTGGGCCCGACCCGCAGCGTTCAATCCGCCCGATGGGTTCTGGTGTTTTTTCAATGTCACTTCTTCTTGCCCTTCAGCAGATCAGCGTCTGCCTTCCGCGCACCACCCTTGCCGGTGACGAAAGATTTTACCCTGCCCATCGCCCAAGCGTTAGCTGAGACTTTTGGTCTGCTACCGCTGGAATAGTAGGCCCCCAATCCGCGGCGATAGACTTGCATCAGCTTGGATTGGCTAAAGCGGCTGGCTCCTGGGATACCGGAAAAACTAGGCACGACTTCTCTCCTTTGAGATGCGGTCCATCATGGCGGGGGTCAGTTTCCCTGCCTTGTAGAGCCGGCGCGTGTTCAATATCTCTCTGCGCCTGGCGTCAGGGTTCTTGGACCCAGCGATATACTTCTTCGGCACACCAGACTTCTTGTCTTTCGGGACGCGCTTGAACTTACGCATTACGCGCCCAACTGCGTGTTGGCACCTTTATCGGTAATCCCCTTTGCCGCATTGGCACGGGCAGGAGATAGCAGGAGACGGTAGGCACTACGGCCCCGACGCCTCGATCTGGCAGAAGCAGAAGCAGTCCTGGCAGCAGCAGCCTCTTGCGCGTCTAGCCGCTGCTCCTGCTTGTCCAAGATTTCAGTCTGCTTCTCCATCGCCTCTGTCTGCTTCTTCATCGCCGCAGACGTATCCGGCATCTTTGGCTTAGAGAAAATTGAGCCCATCAGTAGAACCTCGCAAAAACATCATAGTCGTCACCCTCCGGCCCATAGCGGGTGAGGGTGGCCTCTCTCTCAAAGTAAAGGGCCTGGGCAAACCTGACAGCTTGAAGGTGTGATGAACGGACCATGAATTGCAGTCTTCGTAGTCCCATAGCAGGACCAACGTGACTGATGATGCCTCTACCACCCCTTACCAATGCAACTGCTCTGGTACCAATGCGACTGCTTGGCACCATCCAGCCTTCCGCCAGGCCTGGCCAGATGGGATAGATGCCAAAGCAAAGGACGGGCCTGTTGTCATCAAACACGGTAAATGCCGGCGTTCCCTCTGCCTGGTGGCGCAGATACTCGCCAAAGTCCGGGATCGCAGCCGCCAGGTCCTTGGACTTCTCGCCCAGGGTCATCAGCTTCAAATGACCATAATGGAACTTCACAGTCCGGTATCCACACCAGGCCTCAACCTGGTCGGGCGTCACCATACCGAGAACTCAGTCTTGGCCACGGCTTGCTGGAACACCCCGCGGCTAGGGCCCCTGGTCATGCGCCGATGCTCACCAGCCCCAAGCAACAGATAGCCAAACGCATCGCCAACGTGACTGCTATCATTCTTGTTGGGCATGTCCCGGAACCTGTCAGTCCCGCCGCTGATCCCAACCCTCTTGAAGTGATAGCCACCCGCCAGAGCCTTCCTCAAGCGGCTACAACGGGCATTGACCCTCAGACCTGGCTTACCGTCCACAAGCCTCAACATCGGCGCTGCACCAGCCTCACGCCGCACCTGGAAGTCATTTGACGCGGTAGGCTGGGCCGTCAGTCCAATCGTCCGCAAATGATCAAAAGCCGTGACCTCAAATATCTCATCACGCTTCATGCCGGCCGGATCACCCCAGACCTTCACCTCAGACTTTGGATATTTCATGTTCAACTCATAGAGCAGCATCTGGCCAAACCGCTCCAGGCCCATATCCTCAGTCACAATCTCATCCAGGATATGCCACTTGCCAGACATAAACCGCTGGCCAATCACCGCCGCAGGGGTCAGGCCAAAGTCCAAACCAACATGGATCGGCAGCGACAGATCAACGCCCAGGTCATCATCAACCATGATCGTGTCCTCATACTCATGCCAGACCGGCTTGCCCTCTTTGACATACACATACTTGCCGCCGACATAGCACTCAATCCAGTCCAACTCCTTGTCGCCAATCTGCTGCTCATAATAACCAGACGGCAAATTCTTGACGTTCTCAGCCCTGGCATTGTTCACCCACCACCGGCCAGCACCCGGCATCGCATCGTCATCCGTGCTGACACTCTCAATCATGCCAGGCGGCTGCTTGTAGAAGTTCCACTTGTACTTGCCCTTGACCTTCTCCTTCTCAGACAAGCGATGCCACCAATGGTCCGAATCCATCGGATTGGTATCAGCCCATATCCCGCGCCAGGGAGCCCCGCCATTAGCCCTGGTAGGATAACGCCCGACACGATGAGTAAGGCCCTGGACGATACTGAGCGGCAGTTCCCTGGCCTCATTCACCCAGGCACCCGTCAACTCCAAGGACAGCAACTTCCGCACATCCTTCGGCTGGTCCAACGCCAGGAAGATCACCTCACAGTCAATCCCCGCAGCATC